ATAATTTTTGCCATTCCGACTTGATCATATTGCTGATAAACAATACTTTCTGCGCCTGGGCCAGCTTCAAATGAAACAGGGATTAACCGGCGGCATTTCAGCTCTGGATATTTAACATCGTAGGTTTTTGCCTTAATTGATTCCAATTCACGTTGGAAAAAAATAGTTTCATTAGCATCTAATCTCATTTTTGCAGTCATATTTTAGATCCTTTCTTAATTCATTAGGCCAGCGGTTTTTAATGCTGAAATTATAGCGTCAATTTTTCCTTCAGTAACATCAAGACGACCTTCGATTAATCCCATTAAAGTCGATACGGCGGACTGGTCTGCTTTTGCCAATAATCCGGCCTCGACTTCGGTATCAGAAAATACAGCATTTAAGGGTACTGCAACTGGCGCAGTTAGTGTGAGAGCTGATGTAGTTCCAATGGGCGCCACGGCAGCAACATTTGCGATCAAATCGACAGAAACAAGGGCATATCCGCCAGCACTTGCAGCGGTTAAAAATCGGCAACCAGGCAATGCAATACAATCAGTGGAATCGACAGCATTTCTAAATGCACCTGCGCGCTCAGTCCCGGTAGCGACTGCGCGAACATAAACAGGATCTTCGGCGGCAACCTGCACTTCGGGTTTAACTACAATCACGCCTCGGCGAATCACGGAAACAGCGGATTGCTCTTTATAACCAGCAACGCCATTATTTATCATATCGGCATGAGTAAATACGGAAACACCGATAACTTTATCGGAAACAGAGGAAAGGCGTTTGCATTCATTTTCACTATTGCCCAAGGCAACCGCAAGGCCAAATCCAATAGTTGCATTGGCAACATAAGCGACATCATTTGTGAGGGAAAGATTGGTTTCGGATTCTGCAACTGTAAAATCCTGCCCGGCGACTTTGCTTTCAATATAAAATTCATCAGAATCTTTTACAAAAGCTTGGCAATAAAACCTTGCATCACTAGCATTAATTGCTGCAATTAATCCATTGCGTTTTGTGGTAACAGTACCAACGGCACCCTCGTTATAACTTGCGGTCGTAACAACCCCAGTGGGACTAGTCAAACTGATAGTTAATTCTTCATCAGCGGCGGTATCAACACTGACAGTGTAACGTTTTTTAACTGAAGTACCATTAACATAAGATCTTACCCATGGGCGATCAATTTCGGCGAGTAAACCCTCAACTGCAAGGGCTTGGCTGGTATTATAATTCAATTGGCTCATAATTTATTCCTTTCTATTTTAGCTTTTCCAAGCGTTTTTATCAGTTTCCATTGATTTTGTTCTTGCATCTACATTGGGTTTTCCCTTTGAATCATTGATTGCGGAATTCAGAGCATCAATCCTTGATTCAGATTGATTCAGGCCCTCGAACATGCCATCAATGAAATGCTCGGAAACACCGTCAAATTTAAAATCAGGTTTCTTTGATTTAATGACTTCAATTTTAATTTCTTTATTACTTAGAGAATCAAGTTTCACCGTTGGGATAGCTTTTTCTGCGGCCTTAATTAAATTGAGGCGAGCCATTGCTGCGGCATGAATTTTTTCAGAATCCATTTTGGCATCAGTCATTTCTTTTTTGCATTCGTCCAGTTGCTTTTTACAACCGTCCATTTCAATTTCCATGCCTTCCTTTTCGCCCTTAAGTTTTTCAATTTCAGCTTGTAAAGCAGAAACTAAAGCGGTTAATTCTTCAATGCTCATGGCATCTTTTTTGAATTTAGCGGTAACGGCATTAGCAACCGGCTCGCTCAACTCAAAATCGACATCCTCGATTTTCAATTTTGTCATGCAAAACCCCTCTATAAAATTTTCAGACAATTGGACGCCTGCCGAATCTATTCTAATTTTAACATCAGATCCAGCCCGTCCTTTCGGCACGATTGCCAAATGATTATATCTAATTTTTCTTTGTATGGCGTCATATTTTTGACCATTCCATATGCCTGGCATTTCCTCTAATTCCGCCATGTAACCACAACTTGTTTCGATTTTTTCTTTGGTTTCTACAGCCGCAATAAGATCCGCCGATGTAATTGTTAAAGGTATTTCGATAAAATCATCAACTTTAGAAACTAAATCACCGGTAAAACCTTTTGCAAAATTTGCGGTATTATTACAATCTAACATGCATGGCGGATGATCATCAGTTACGGGTACGCCTGCCAATGTTTTCATAGATTCGGAATCAAAAACTTCCTCTGGCGGCCTTAATTCTCGGCGAACCGAACCGTCCTCATTGCGGTATAGAAAGATACCGGCACGGGTGGCGAAACAAGGCGCTTTTAAGTATCCCTGCGCCGTTTTTGTTGGATTTGGCATGGTGCCGTAGTCTAGGCGTGTAACCTGCATAATTTTTGTCCTCATGCGATATTCAAGGATAATGTATCATGAATTTAATAAACGCAACAAATTTTTGTTTTCTGTCACACCTTGATCAAAAACCGGTAGGGCATTGCAGCGGCACTGATAGTCATCGCCAGGGTTAAGCTGGCGCCCATTTATTGTTGGCGGATTGTCCCAGGAAAATATTTTTCCATGCAATTTAGCATGAGAATCTCTTACTCTCTCATCACCTGCAGTTATCCATTTATACTTCGTTATACCTAATGCTGTTTGCCGGGTTTTATTCAATTGCCCGTTGTATTTCGAAATTTGGTCACGCGCGATCAGGCGCGCGCGCGCATCCGCGTTATTCACACGCCGTTGCAAGATTCCCCGCTCAAATTGCCGTTGGAATTCCTGTTCATATTCTGCTTTTATTTTGGTTGCATATTCTTTATTATATACGCCGACTTGAATATGATTATAGGTATCGGTTTGCACTTGATTAAAATATTGCTCACCAATTGACCTAATTAGATTTGTATTTTCATCGATAAATTGTCTCATAATTGGGTCAAGATATGGTTCGGCAATTATGGGATTTACACCTAAAACCTTGATAAGATTCTTTGATAATTCTGTTTTATTAAATTCTTTTCCCTGTTCGGCATATTTTCTGGTCACTTCATCTATTTCATTGACAGTTAATTGCCTTGCAAATGCTACACGCATTATAGAAAACAGTGTATCTATTGTTCGGCCATAGTTATCTCGCCTGGAAACTTGCGAATCAAATGTTGGCAAATCTTGTTTTGCCTCAGCAAGCAATGACGGCAACGCAGGCATGAGAAACCTTCGTGTGATTTCTTCAAGATTATTGACTACCATTTTTATCAAATCAGAATAGTATCGCCGTTCAATTTCCAACGGTACGCGAGGCATATTCGGTCGTGGTAATCTCAAAACCCTTTGTCGGGGTGTGAGCCTGGCAGCCTTCTGCATTAGAATTTGCTCGACGATTTTTTGCATTAGAAACCCCGAAATCTAAAATGGTTTATTATGGTTTCAGCAATCACAATAGTTTTTTTTTGGATTTTAATAGTGAAATCATCTTTGGATATTTCATCATCAATAAACTCCGATTCTATCAATCCAACAATGGGACAATTAGTTCTATTAGCTGAGTTTAGAACGGATACTTTAGTTACTCGCATGATGCCATCATTATTATATAGCTTACAATCGGTTTTTATTTGTAGGTTTTGCATCAATTTCATACCAAAATCGATCGATGTTTGCCTTGTTTTTGTACCTACAAGAAAACAACTGTATATTTCCTTTTTTACTGCGGCATTAAAATGAAAAGATAAAAACATATCATACCCTGCGGCTTGCCTGCCCAGGGCAGTCAGATCGTTGCCGCTTTGTACTATGATTTCGTTTTTCAAACTAGCGGCATCAAGTATGCTTTTTAAAAATGATACTTGCATTTTAGCAAAGTATTCTTCGGTTATTTCTGGATTTATACCTATGGCGCCAACGGTGCCGAGATGCCCAGGATTTAACGCAATTCCTTTTCCTTTCATTTAGTCCTCATCAACTAATTCGCTAATATTTACTTTAATTATTCTATTCATTAATGTTAATATTCTTGACGTTATAATAGAATCATCAAATATTCCATTGCTTTTAAATGCCTCAATAATTTTACTTATTTGAACATCATCATTGATAATGTAACCGCCAGTATTGCCCATTGTTGATGTTATGATTCCATGCTTTACAAGCTTATCGCATATTTTTCTTGTCGTATAAATATCAATTCCAGTTTCTTTGGATATTGAGCGGCATTTCGTCGAATATTTGTGGGACAATTTGTGCAGACAAAATAGATAAGAACAAATGATAATAGCGTTTAAAATTGTTTTATCTATTAATGGCAATATCATTACATTGAAGCTCTTATGATATTTTCAATATTTATTATATCATTGAAGTCTTGTGGTTGCGGCATTATTTTCCCACAAATAGCCTTTATTCCTTCACCTAATTCAACTGTGATTAATGAATATGGAATAAAATTAGATATATCCATTTGTTGGAATTCGAAGGTCTTTTCGGTTTCCATTGGATTTTCGTTTTTATAGTTGTTTGCGGAAATCCAAGCCGCCGCTTTATCCATTGATTCAAATTTAATTTTGGAAATGTAAATTGTGAATGGAATTAGTTCGGAATCTGTTTTTGTTTGATTGTTATTAGCGATTATATTCATTTTCAATGAATTTATGATGCCATTTATATCGTTATCAATAAGTAAAGGAAACGCAGACCTAATAATCGATTTAGCTGATTCCTTAGAAACTTCTCCCGATGTAACCTTTGAGACAACTTCTAATAATGCTGTTACCTGTGCGCCATTAAGTGCCGTCGATTGTATATTGCTGTCAGGTAATCCATTTTGATAATTCAACTGTTCATCTATTGGTTTGCTTATTTGTTCTCTTAATTTTATATCAACTTGTATTTCCGATTCTGGCGTACCAAACCGGGATTTTGTAACTTCGATGGGGTCAATAACACCCCGATCAATGTAAATTGAATCAGCTTCAGCATTCGTTTTATATGTTTGAGCCTCTTCAGTTTCCGTTGGTTCCCACAATGGATTATATTGAATGGATACTTGTTCTGGTAACACTTTAGGCCCATCACCAGCAAGGCAAATTAGGTTTATTAATTGCATTTGTTTTGGCATTAAATTGGTTACTTGCTCATATGATACCATATCATAAAAGTCCATTTTTTCAGATTGCCCTGATGTTTGCCCTTGTGAGCCTTCGCCGAGAACTATTGTATGCGGCATATTACAGGCTGCCACAAGCCGGTTTTCGACTTTCGTCAATAACTCTGGCATGCCAGAAACATTCACATTTTCACGCCGGAAATTTTCGCCTTTTTGGATTACAATTGCTTTAATAATAGAGCGTGTAGCATCGAGTAAAGCCAGACGTTTTTGTACCAACTGGTCATCACCCGAGGCAATCAAATCAGCTAGGTTTTCCAATTCATACACCGTTTGAATGAAATCCTGCATTGTTGATGCGGCGCCGTCATGACTAGAATTATAGTTTAAAAGAGGCGTGTAAATTGTGGAGAAATATGAATCACCCCAATAGTTATTTGAGATAAATGATTGCTCAGGAATTTCTACGCCCTCAAACCGAATCACGCGGCTTGCATGAACTATCATATTTGTTTGCGGGGTTTCTGAATGTATAGCTTGTATCTGATAGGTTTCTGGCAATCCATATCCTGGTTTTGACAAATCACTTTGAATGGAATCATAAACCAGGCGCCAGCGGTCGAGAACGGCCAGCCATTTAATGCTTTTAATAGCGTTTAGTTTTACTGGCATTGAAGCATCTTGCCCGTCATCGATTCCCATTACAATACCAGATCCGCCGTGTAGCCTGGCGAGTTTTAAAGCCTTACAAAATGCCGGATCAGCATTCAGATTTTTTAGATATTTTTCTATGGATTGACTAGCATTTTCTTTTTCAGATTTTATTTTATATCCGGTTCTAAACATTTCATTTGGAACTCGATTAACAACTTTTTGTGCTATATCGTCGGATCTATATAGATTTTCTAATTCACTTTGGCTAAATTTTTGAATAATAGGTGCATTGCTCATTCGCTTATCACGCTCGGCCATGCCGAGGCCCGTCAAGATATTTTGCCAACCATCCGCCCGAATCGCGGAAATCAATTTTGTTATGTTTGCCATTTCACCCTCATTTACATCGTAAGCCCGGAGTTATGTACTAATTCTAGGATTTTTAACCTTAGCCGATGATACAACATTTGTTCAGCTTCGGGTATCGTTTCGTTATTTGACTGACGCATAAGATGAATCGAGGTATCGATCACGACCTGTTTCCATTTCGCACGATCAATAAATTCCCTCACCTCTTTTTCTTGAGAGGAATCAAATTCATATTGTATTTTAATCATTATATAGATCCTAATAATTTTTTGAGTTTTTCGCGTGGGTCGCCCACTAGATTTGTAACACCCTGAGAAAAAGCGTCAACGTCGTCATCATGCTTATCGTTTGGAAAATTTGCGTGTTGTTCGATAAATTCAGAAACCCATGCGCAAATTTTAGGTGATGGCAAAAAAAGGTTTCCGGCCTCATGGTACGGAGTAATAGCGTTTGCCCTAGCATACTTTCCGCCCTTAGGCTCAACTAAAATGAGGCCCGGTACTTTATCCTTTAAAATATCGACCAGGGCATCACCATTTGCTTTGGCTTCGATGTATTTTGCCCTGGCGTCTGGCCATTTCATCGATAGGTTTTCAACCGCAACTAGGGATTCAGTAAACGACATCCGCGCATGTATACGATCGAGTAAATAGATATTGGCACCGATTTTTCCAATGACGTGCCCGGCAACGAAATCATTGTCGTCTTTTTTCTTAAATGTTAAATCCCAAGATTGAATTATTTTATCGAATTTACTTGGAAATGCCTCATAAAATCGCCAAAACTGGCGCTTAAATATGCCACCTTCACTTGCCGATGGGCGTTGTTGGAAAAGGCTGTTCCAAACCCTGGCACCGACGGTTGCCTTGATCGTTCCGAGAGTTTCTAATGAATATTTTGTAGGCCAAAGGGCTTCACCAATATCCCTTTCTTTTTCTTTTTCCTCACATATTGCCGGGAATTTTACTACAACCCACTGGTCTGCGTCGGGGTTTTTTGCGGCATCAAGTAACCTTCCTGCTAAGTCGTCTTCATGCCACCGGGTCATCATAAGCACGATTTTTGCGTCTTTTTCTAGTCGCGTGTATGCCGTAGATGCATACCAGTCAAAGATTTTATCACGATATACCTTGCTATCTGCTTCCTCTTGATTTTTTATTGGGTCGTCTATTATTAAAATGTCGCAACCTTGTCCAGTTATTCCGCCCATTACTCCGCAAGAACGATACACTCCGCCATGGTTTACGATTTCGAAAATATCACTATTTCGAAGCCAGTTGCCTGACGTTCTAACATTACTTCCATTCAATAATACATCTGGAAATATTTTTTTATATTCATTTGAATCGATAATTCTTTGAACGTCTCTATTCATCATCGATGTTAAATCAGACGAATATGAACATGCAATGATTTTTATTTTTGGATTTATTCCAAATAAAAATGCTGGAAATCTACGGCTTACTATTTCGCTTTTTCCATTACGAGGTGGAGCAAATATCATTAATCGTTTGATTTCGTCGGTATGAATGAATTTATCTAACACGTCAAATATTAGCCTATGATGCCAATTAACCTCATATTCTGGAAATGTCCAGGTCGTGAAATATTCCATGCTTTCACGGGATAATTTCATTTTTTTCAATTGATAATATTGCCACTTTTCAAAGTCGGTTAGTGTCATAATTTGTCTATCATATCTTTGCTTTTTATCATGGATATTTCCAATGATTTCTTTTCTAATTCCTTCAATTTTTCTTCGGCAGCGGAATCCCACACAATATTAACAGCGTTATTAGAATTGTTATTATTGATAACTGTTTGCTCTTTTTCGCGATATTGATTTGGGAATTTGTTTTTTTGCGCCCATATAATCGCATTAATATTGCCCTTACGAGATACAGCATTTCTCATCAATAGCTTTTCCCATATCGCAAATTCAAGGGCGTCACCGTCCTGTTTTGCCCTGGCGAAATTGGAATATTTTTTAAGCCAGTCATATATCGTCTGCGTGTTGACGCCTATAACCGCTGCGAACGTGCGAAACGGATAACCTTTAGCCATGTGTTCGCGCAGCATATCGCACATTTCATCATTGTAACTCATGGGCCTTGCGATTCTGACTTTAAAATCAAGATTTGCCGATTCCCTTAATTCCTGCCGTTGCGTATGAAATTTAGAATTAAATTCTTTTTTTTCGGTCATAATGACACTTTATTCCAATAGAGTTTTTCATTAATATTGATACATTTATATTTGTTTGCTGATAACAAAGACCTTTTATCAACAGAATAAATCAATTTAAACCTATTATCATCAATATTATATTCAGATATATACACGGGAAATGACCGTGTTGCTGCCCAATCAAAGAATTCTTTATGATTAAACTCTCCGTAATCAGCCGTGTCTTGATACGGTATATCACAATAAACTATAGAATTTGGTAATATTTTCACTTCACGATAATCTAATGAAGTCATTGATAGTCGCTCTAGTCGCTCTAGTTGCTGTAGTTGCTCTAGTCGCTCTAGTTGCTGTAGTTGCTGTAGTTGCCTAACATTATCTTTTATTCCCATATTTTTCAATTGTTTATCGGATAAATATTGATATAATACCTTAGGTAATTTTTTATTTAAATTATACCACTCTAATTTTTGTCGTAAATAATATCTCTTTTGTGTTATAGTTTTTGCAATTGTAGGCCATTTATTAAATCCAAATACTTCAATTGATAAAGAATCAAATTCATCAAATACCACTGCCATATGCATTGATTTTTTATATGCTTCAATATCTTCTCCGAATAGATAATTTTTCTGACCATTACCGAAACTCCATAAGCATCTTATGTATGCATTGGTGTCCTTATATTTTAAAAAGTCATTTCTTGATACCCATTCTGGCTTGTATTTATCATAATTAAAATCACCATTTATAGATTGTTTAACCAATTCCACTATATCTGATTTAATCTCATTGTAATGGAAATGTTTATATTTATGGCTTTTATTTTTCAACATATAATGGGATATGGCAAATCCACCACCGAATAGGTCATAAAAATGCTCCGCTGGCGGAAAATTCATTGCAATAGATGCCGCAATTCCTGCCTTGCTGCCCATGTAAGGGATTCCATACTCACTCATACTTTTACCTTAAGTCCTCGGTCGCGTAGTTCATTGAATAATAATTGCTGTTCGTCCTCGTTTTCTAAAGTGATAGTCAATGTAAATTTGTCTTTTGATTTAGGTTCATTATTATTATCTGGTATATTAGGCTCAAATTCTTCGATAACATGTAAGTCAAATTCCATGAAATCGAAATCAAAATCAGATTCTTTTAGTTCATCTAATTCAATTTTTAATAGTTCATTATCCCATTCAGATTGTTCGGCAAGGCGATTATCGGCGAGTATATAAGCACGTTTTTGGGTTTCTGTTAAATGGTCTGCATAAAGGCAAGGCACTTGTTTAATATCTAATTTTGCAGCCGCGAGTACACGGCCATGCCCGCAAATTATTCCCTTGTCTGATTTTATTACGATTGGATTTATAAACCCAAATTCCTTTATTGATGATGCTATATTTGATATTTGTTTTTCACTATGTTTTTTTGCGTTACGCGCATATGGAATTAATTCTTCGGTTTTTACTAACTCATACTTGAGCAAATCATTGTTCTTTTTCTTTACCATATCGAATCTCCCGGAGGAATAGTTGTTATCATATAGTTACCGCAGGATAACGGCCTATCAGAAATATTGACTATATAATGGCCAGTTTCTATTGCTTTTTGTTTAATTTTTTCTAGTTCATCTATATTTTCCGCAAAAAGAAAACACATAAAAACCTCATATTGCAATACAGTATTTATAATTTATTACCGATATTGTTATCAATATTCCTGGATTTGGTGACCATATTTTTGTTGATTTAGCTTGGCATATTATATGGTCATCAGTGAATATTTTCCCTTTTAAAATTCCGAAATTTAGTATATCCTGATATAGTTTCTGCATATTATCAAGGTCTTTTTTATTATCCAATGCCCATTTATAATCAAGCCTTTTCTGCATTTCTTTATTTGATAATGAAGGTGCCAGAGGCATTCTAAAAAGAAAATCTATTTCTAATGCACACTCATAAGGCTTTTCTGGTAGTTTATAATTTTTAAATATCCATTCTGCAATATCATTTTTCCGGTCGCGATCGGGGTCTCGAATGATCGGGATTTTCGTTTTTGGATTATGAGCCGCAACTGGCGCCCGTTTCGCTGCAGGTTCAAACGGAATATCTATTATCATTTCGATGTATATCCTTATACCGTTCAGCATTTTTATAAAAATCTAAATCATCTTGTAAAACTCTAATCTCTCTTGATAAGTCGGCTATACTACACCATTCCAAATCTAAATCAAAATCCTTTTCTTTTTTATTTGGATTGCAATAGTTAATTATAGTCTGATGAGATACCTTAAAAAAGATGGCGGCATCATAAATAGAATCAAAAATCCTGCCGGTTCTTTTGCATCTTGGGAATCTTTTAAAATTTACGTTTCGTCTCATGATTGTCCTCTTGGCATGTTTCTATAACATTTAATTTAAGATTTTTCAATTTTTCCGCCAGCCGTTACACGCCCAATGTACCGATTGTTGGCATCGCAACAAACCGAACAGTACACAAAACCATTCGCAGATACAAATGCACTGTGGGTTTTATCATCATGAAATGGGCAACGGACTGCATAGCCGTCACCGTTGCGCGCCCTGGCGTCCGGAAAGGCAGCCAGTAAATCGGCGTCCTTTATTTTCGCCGAAAAATTTCCTTTATTCGATTGTGCGATATACATTTGCCGTTGCATCATTGCTAAAGAATCTAATTGATTTATGTGTGCGATTATTGGATTTATTGCATCAATAAGTTTATCGACTTTAATAATCCCATCGTACCCGGTACGCCATGCGATTTGCGGAAATCGGCCCGGTTCTGGAATTCGGCAGGGAATTCTGGCAAGTGCCGTGCCAGAAAAAAATGGCTCTTTATCGATCGCTAATAGTGCCTGGTCGAATTCATTTAGTTTCGACATATCTTTTCGTTTTAATTCCTTATATATAAAATCTTTTGCTTTATCAAAAATATCTAACTGATTTTTTGCGATGGGCCGGTCGAACTGCCAAAAACAATGAAAAGATTTTTTCCCGGAATATGTAACCAGGAATGGCAGGATTGCATCTTGTCGCGTGATACGTCGTAACGCATTGGTTGCGATTTTAATATGCGCCATAGCCATTTCTGGCAGTGTTTCCGGGCCAAAATCCTTTACGGCATCATAAACGTCCGAACTATCGATTTCGATCAGGATGAGCCAGGCGCCTTTTACTTGATCACCCCGTTTGATTCCGTTTTCAAAACTGCAAAGAGACACGAAACGATCATCCGGCCTGGCGCCGGTTATAAATCTTG